TTGTCCTAGTGCAGTTGGCGGCTGATCTCGGCATCAAGATTGGTCGACTACTGGCCAGTATGGAGCGGCTGGATAGGTCGGAATCGTTGGAGTTCATGACCACCGCGTATCCAGGGTTGGCGATGGCCTACCTGGCAGCGAGCAACGCCTTGTCTGTCGAGTTCTACAACGAACAACCAACCTTCTCGGATTACGTGGCTGAACCCATCGACCTCCTCCCAGAGGAGCGCCTGGCAGCGTCGGGACGGTGGGCGATGTTGCAGAACAACCCCACTCGGGCGTTGATAGGCAGTGCAGAGCGGGCTGTGATGGATCAGTCGCGCGGCACAATTCTGGAGAATGTCGAGGCGGAAGAGGGTGCGACGTGGGCGCGGCATGCGTCTGCGAACGCCTGCCCGTTCTGCCGCATGCTCAGTACGCGGCTCGATGTGTACCGGAGTGAAGAGACGGCATCATTCTTGGCGCACGATTCATGTCACTGCATTGCGGTGATGGTGCGTCCGGGCGATGAATATGAACCCCCGCCATATGTGGCGCAGTGGGAAGAGCAGTACATCCAAGCGCGCAAGGATGCCGGGTCTGGCGACCCGAAGGACATTCTGAGCGCTTGGAACCGCGCGCTGCGCAAATAGACCCCCCTGACCGAAACGGTCGGGAATGTCCCGAAACGGGAGCAAACACATGCCGGACGAAAACGGTTCCGAGACCGAAACGGTCGAAGAGGGCCAAGAGCAGGAACAGCAGGAACAGAAGCCCACCGAAACGGTCGACTTCTGGAAAGCGAAAGCCCGCGAGCAGGAGAAACGCGCCAAAGACAACGCGGCAGCCGCGAAACGGTTGGCCGAGTTGGAGGAAGCGCAAAAGACCGACGACCAGAAGCGTGAGGACCGCGTCAAAGCCGCCGAGGCTCAAGTCGCGTCCCTGCCGCAGAAGGTTTCCGAAGCTCTCCGCACGCACCTCGTGGCTATTCATCAGATCAGTGACGAGGACGCAGAACTGTTCCTCACTGCTACCGACCCGGATCTCCTACTCAAGCAGGTGGCCCGGTTGACGCAGCAGGCACCCTCCACGGGTCCGAAACCCAATCCGCAGCAGGGAAATCCATCCCAAGGGCGGGGCGGAACTCTCGACGCCGGCAAAGCGCTCTACGAATCCGGCAAGAGCAAGTAAACCGCAGGCAGTTCCGCCTGCACTAGCACTCTTGAAAGGAGTGACACCATGACCCAGTTGGGAATCCGCACTGAGTCTTTCGGTGCAGGCGATCTGTCGTGGCTACTGTCTCGCCGCGGCGCAGACGCACCCGCACCGGCAACCCTTGACCCCGACGACTGGACCGGCAAGACCAGCGATGGGCGCATCAAGTCGGGCGAGGCGTTCGCTCTCGTGTCGGACTTGGCCGTGCCCTACAACAGCGCCGGCTCCGACGGCTCCGAAGTCCTCGCCGGCTTCATCTTGACCGATCAGTCGGTCCGGTCCGGCGGCGGCAACGTGACCTTCCCGTACGTGTGGGAGGGCCGCATCAAACTGTCCAAGCTGCCGTCCACGGTTGCCGCTGATGCGACGACCACCGGCACGTTCGTTCTGGAGGCCTGACCATGGCACTGTGGACTGATCTCATCACCCCGGCTGAACTGACCGGGTATGCCCGTGCCGCTCAGGATGACATCGAGCGAGCGCAAGGCACTCTTGCCCGGTTCCTGCCGAACACCACCGTCCCGGATGTGGTGGTTCGTACCATCGTGGCCAGTGACGGCAGTGGGCAACTTGCTCAGTACCGAGCGTTCGACGCTGAGACTCCGCTGGGTTACGGCGGCACCGCGCAGCGCAAGACCTTCGAGCTGCTGCCTCTGGGCCTGAAGGAGCGGGTCTCGGAGTATGAACTGCTCCGTGGCCGCAGTGGGGTTCAGGAGCAGTTGATCCTGGGCGGCGTGCTGAAGGCGACCCGGCGGGTCGTCGAGGCCATCGTGAAGCGCTTGGAGGTGGCCCGCGGACAGGTGATCGACACCGGCTCGCTGACCATCAACGAGAACAAGGTCGTTCAGACCGTGTCGTTCGGGCGCCCTGGTGGCAACACTGTCACCGCCAGCGTCTTGTGGGACGCCGGTTCGGGCACCCCGAAGCCGATCGACGACCTGATCGCATGGTGCGACTACTACGCGTCCGTCAACGACGGCGCGCAGCCCGGTGCCCTGCTGGTGTCGCGCAAGGTGGTGGCCGTTCTCCAGCGCGTGGCCGAGATCCGCACCCTCGTTGCGACGATGGCCGGCACCCCGACCATCGTGTCGATCGACGCACTGAACTCGGTGCTGTCCGGGTATGGGCTGCCGCCGCTGGTCGTGTTCGACCGGAAGGTCAACGGCACGCGGGTCACCAACGAGAAGAAGGTGTACCTGCTGCCCGAGGTCGTCGACCCCAACTCGGGGGAGAACAACCTGGGTGCGACGTTCGTCGGCCCCACCCTGGAGGCGGATGATCCGCGGTACGGCATCGGCGCTGCCGATCAGCCGGGTATCGCGGTGGGTGCGTGGAAGACCGATGATCCGATCGCGGCGTGGGTCCGGTCGAACGCGGTCGCGATGCCGATTCTGGTGAACCCGGTCGCTTCGATGGTTGCGACGGTGTTGACCTGATGAAAATTCGTGACGACCTCGAAGGGGTTGTTCACGTCCGCGTGCCGGGGGGTGTCGTCGTGCTTTCGGCCGGCGACGCCGTCCCGGACGGTGCGGAGGTGGGCGACCACCTGACGACGAAGTCCGCTCCCGCAGAGAAGGACAGTGACGATGACGCTGGCGTCAAGCCAAGACGTGGTCGACCGGCTCGGTCGGCTACTGACGACTGACGAGTCCAGCCGCGTCGAGGGGCTCCTAGCGGAGGCTTCGGCGCTCGTGGTGGGTTGGTTGGGGTTCGCGCCTGATCCTGTGCCAGACGGGGTGTCCATCGTGGCATCACGGATGGTGGCGCGCGCCCTGACCGCCTCCACGCCCACGCCCGGCCTCGAAGGGCAGTCTATGAACGCCCTGTCCTTCGGTGTGACTCAGCGGTTCAACGCTGACGCCTCTTCGGGTGGGGTGTGGCTGTCCCGTCAGGACAAGATCATGTTACGGCCCTTTGGGAATCGCAGCCGGGTCATGAATTTTCCGACAGTATGACGACCTTCCCGACTCCGTACACCGTGATTCACAAGGTGTTCAACGGGACTGGCGAGGACGATCTTGGTAACGATGCCGAGACGTGGTCGGACGGGGTGGAGGTCAGTGTGATCGCTATCCAGTCGGGCATGGTCGAGAACGTCAACGGTCACACGTCGCGCGTGGTTGCCGACGTAGACATGGCCGTGCCACCGGATCTGAGGGTGACTGTGCGGGACCGGTTCACGTTGCCGTACCCGTTCAACGATCCCGACGATGTCAACGACAAGCCGTATGAGGTCGTGGCACTGGAGGATGGGCTGGGCTTCCACGGTTGGCGGCCCGGTTACGTGGTCAAGCTGCGGAAGGTCACCGGCTGATGGCGCGCAACAGGATCAAGTTCCATAGCAAAGGTTGGGACGAGGTCGTGGAGCATGTCATCGACACCGAGGGCGTGCCGCGTATGCAGCGGGTTGCTGATGCGTCTAATGCCAATCTGGACCGGCCGGGCTACAAGGTGTCGACTGAGGGGGATAAGCGGCTACGGAAGCGCGATTATCGGGCGACGGTGATCACGGCGACTGAAGATGCGATGTACGACAACGCGAAGAATCAGACGTTGATTCGCAACTTCCCGGCGGCCGGCGGGGCGTGATGTACCCGTACATTGCGTCCATTCTGCAGCCCTACCTCAAGGCCCAACTCGGCGGAATCCGTGTGGCGACCGAGGTTCCGGCTACTCGCCCGGCGAAGCTCGTCACGCTGACGGTTTCCCCGGCTGGGTCGTCGGATAAGCCGGAGTATCTGTCGTGGCGGCGGGTGATCTTCCACTGCTGGGATGACACTTCGGAAGCCGATGCTGGCCGGCTCGCGGAGACGGTGCGCAGCGTCCTGCTCAATAGCAGGTACGAGGGCATCGGCATTCGCAAGGTGGTCATCGTCGGCGAGCCCGGACGGTATGACGACCCAGACGACGGGAAGCCCCGTTTTCAACTGACCGTGGATTTCATGCTGCGGGCCAGTGTTTAACCCTCACAACTGAATAACCTTTCCGGCCCCGGCTGCACCGTGCCTAGAAAGGGCATTAATCATGGCAGATAACACAAAGGTTCTTGCCCTTGAGCCCACCGCTTCCGGCGGTGTGTTCGTGGCACCGCTCGGCTCCGCCGCTCCGACCGATGCGCGAACCGCCCTGGACGCGGCGTTCGTCGACCTCGGTGGCGTCGGCGAGGACGGGGTCACCGAGCAGACCGACCGCAACATCGAGAAGAAGCGCAACTGGGGCGGCAAGGTCGTCAAGACCCTCCAGACCGAGTACTCGAAAATCTTCACGTGGGTGTTTCTGGAGTCCACGAACGCCGATGTGCTGCGGGCGATTCACCACTCCAGCAATGTGTCCGAGACGGCCGCGAACTCGTCCCACGGCAACATCCTCCACGTCAAGCACAACGTGAAGCGTCCACAGAAGCTGTCGTGGGTATTCGACTCCTACGATTCCGAGCTGGACGCGATGTACCGCACCTATGTGCCGATCGGCCAGGTGCTCACAACCGGTGATGTGAAGCGCGTCCACACCGACACCATCGAGTACGAGGTCGAACTGGAAGCGTTCGAGGACGAGAACGGTGATCTGTCGCTGGATTGGCTGGATGACGGCCAGCTGGTCACTCCGGTGCCGCCGAACTGGCAGGCGACCACTGTTTACGCGGTGGGCGATTACGCGAAGTTGGTGTCCGGCAACAAGGAACTGCGTTGCGTCTCGGCCGGCACGTCGGGTTCGTCGGCGCCAACTGCTCCGGGCCTCGGTGGTTACGTCGCCGACGGCACTGTGATCTGGCAGCAGATCTCGGCCTAAGTACCCCGCGGGAGGAGTTTCTTCCCACGCAGCCGGGGCCGCTCCTCCCGCGGTTCAACCCGGCTGCGTGAACAACCCCTACTACGTAAGGCTGCGTAATGAGTGAGTCCCTCGTATTCAGTACCGAAGCGCCGAAGTTGTCCCTGGAGATCACGGTGGATGGCAAGCCGGTGACGTTGAAGTTCAAGGACGTCAACCAGGTTCCCGCGCAGACCCTGTTCTACGGTGACGGTGAGGGGTTCTTGGATTCCTCGACGATCATGGTGGAGACGTTGAAGTGGTCGCTGGACCCGGCGTCGTGGAAGATTCTGCTGAGTCTGCCGATGATTTCGTGGAAGAACATTCTCGGTGAGATGAGTCGTGCGTCGGACGCTGACTTGGGAAAATCGCCGGCCTCGTCGGGCTCATCAAAGAGCACGGCCCGGCGCTCCAAGCAGAGTGCATCGACCGCGGACTCCGACTGAGGGACTGCCCTTCACCTGGGTTCGACTGGCGCGATCTGGGGATCATCGTTCAGCACGCGGGCGTGAATTCGCACCTGTATCGGTCGATGCACCCGGACGAGGCCGGGTGGACGCTGACTAATCATCTGCTGGCGATGATCGTGGATGTTTTGCGGTGGTTGCAGTGGGCGAAGACGAAGGACGGCCAGAAGAACCGTAATCGGCCTGATCCCATTGCGCGGCCGGGTGTTCGGCCGACGAAGAAGCATGCGCATCCGAAGGTGAAGGGTGTGCCGTTGTCGAAGATGCGTGCGTTGCTGAATCGGGGACGTGATGCCCCGGAGGACAGGGCGTCGCGACTCAAAGAGCTCTTTCAGACGGGGAAATAATTCCCTAGACGGCTAGCCGGAAAGCGATCCAGGCGTCGATCTTCTCGCGGTTCTTTAAGTACCAGGTCTCTACTACTCCGAGGCCAACGTTGCAACGGGTGCAAAGCCCACCCCTGACACGGTTGGTGTCGTGGCAGTGGTCAAGAGCCTCAACTTTGTCGCTGCCGCAGATGCCACACGGCTGACTCATCAACTCTTGGTATTCAGCCACCGTTAGTCCGTAGGTATTTCGTATGCGCATTTCGTGCTGGTAGCACGAAGTGCATATCTCACGGGCGTATACCGGCCGCTCGGGATGGTTCTTACAGCGCTTCTCGGTTCGCTCGGATCGGTGGCGGTGAACACACGATCCGCACAAACCGAACCCACGCGCCCGGCGATCGGGATGGTTCTTACACCGACGGTCCTTGATGTGGCTTATACCGCCACCAAGAGGGTCGCCATGTCGCCTCCAGCGCGTGTAGTGAGCACTGCACCATCCCTTGCAGGCCAACGGTTTTCCGCATCCTTCTATTGAACAAGTCACGTAGCAATTCTACCGCGATATAGCCGAAAGCGAGGTGGTCATGGCAACACGGCTGGCCTCGGGGTACGTGGATTTAACCGTCCACTACGAGACGGCCCTCAAGCAGATCCGGCGTGCGTTCGACAACCTTGATGACGCTGAAATCGACGTCGACGCCAATACCTCTGGCGCTACGGCGAATATGGGCCGGTGGCGGGTCAAGGAGTCCGCGAAGCCTGTCAATGTGCGGGTTGATGTCGATACGAAGATGGCGTCGACTCAGGTTCGTGGGTTGCGTCGTGATCTGGAGTCGTTGGGGCGCTCGGACTTCCTGAAGATCAACCTCGGCGTGGCGGGGATTGCGTCGCTGCCCGCTTTGGCTGCTGGGTTGGCTGAGGTCGCTTCGGCGATGGCCCAGTTGTCTCAGGCGGCTCTTGTGATACCTGGCGGTATTGCGGGCGCT